CACCCGCTGTTACTATTTTATTACCAACCAATCCTTTCGAAACGTATGCTGCCGCTTCTGCTATTATTTTGGTTAATTCACCCAGTCATGGTAGAGATACTTCTACAACGGTTAGGTTTAGAGGAACAATTGAAGTGGCTCCGGGTACCGGGACTGTAGATGATCCTGTTGCTGGATATGCAACTCCTAAAGATTTTGATGGAATTAGTGGTTCTAATATTATTAAGGCAGCAGGATATACAATTACCGTTGGAAGATATACAAACGTGACAACTACTTTAGCTTCTGCCATTACAGATACAACAACAAACAGTGGAATTACTTTAACAGATGGTAGTTCTTTTTTAACAACTAATTCAAATTCCCCTCAAGTTGCTTTAATTGGAAGTGAACTTATTAGATATTCTACGATTAGTTCAAATGTTTTAGGGGAAGTTTCCCCTCAAGCTACTTCGATGAATCCTCAGTGGGTTCAAAGAGGAGCTTATGGATCAACAGCTGCCACTCATTCGGCAGGAGCAACCGTAAGAAATTTAACTAATCCTACTGATTGGTATTATTTTACAGTGGACACAAATACTGCTACAGTGGGAGGCATAAGAGGAGGCGGTCATTCTGTATCAGCAGGACCCGTTACAATAACACCATGACCTATGATGAATTAGTCACCAAAATTAGAAACTATACTGAAACCACAAGTACGGTTATAGATACAACTATTGTAAATGATTTTATATCGGATGCTGAATATAGAATTATGACCGACGTAGATTTGGATGTTTTTAGACAAAACGATTATTCTAGCTTAACGGTTGGAACTCCTTTTGTATCTCTTCCTACAGGAATTTTAATTATTAGATATGTAACCACCTACGCTGAAGCGAGTCCACAAACGAGAAGCTATTTAATGCAAAAAGATATTTCATTCATGGATGAATACTCGGGTACTAGAATTACTCAGGGGACTCCTAAGTATTATGCGAATTGGGACGAAACGAAGATGTTCATTTCTCCTACACCAGATACAGCCTTGAATGTTGAAGTCGCTTATGTTAGAAGACCTACAGCGAGTGCTGGAACTGCTTTAGCATCAACTAACACTACAACGTATTTGAGTTTGAACGCTCCAAATACGCTCACATATGCCTGTCTCGTAGAGGCATTTGCATTCTTAGCGAACGATAGAATGTATCAATTATACGAGCAAAAATATCAACAATCTCTAACAGGTCTTGGCATTGAACAACAAGGCCGAAGAAACAGAGATGAATATATGAATGGTGTTATCAGAGAAATTTTGAATGCGCCACGAACAAGAGCATAGGAGGAAATAAATGGCAAATGTAGTATGTACAAGTTTTAAAAGTGAGCTGATCAAAGGAGATCATGATTTTGCTAATGATACTTTTAAAATTGCACTCTATACTAGCTCCGCAACAAGTCTAGCAGATTACACAGCTTACTCAGCTACTAATGAAGCATCCGGTACCGGATATAGTGCCGGAGGAGTTGTATTGAGTGGTAATACTGTAGGGACTTCTGGAACAACAGCATATGCTGATTTTACAGATCCTGAATATACAAGTGTAACAATTACCGCAAGGTATGCGTTAGTCTATAATACAAGTGCAGCTTTAGTAACTAATGCAGCTTGTTTCTTTTTAGATTTTACGGAAAACAAAACGGCTACGAATGGTACGTTTAAAATTGTTTTCCCTACACCAGGTGCAAGCGGACTATTAACAGTAACGGGATAATAAATGGCTTTTATCGTAAACGATCGTGTAAAAGAAACTACAACGACGACTGGTACGGGTACTATTACTTTACTAGGAGCTGTTGAAGATTTTGAAGGTTTCTCAGCTGGAATTGGAGATGGTAATACTACCTATTACTGTATCTTCCATGAATCCGATTCTTATAATGAATGGGAAGTAGGCTATGGAGTTTTTACAGCTTCAGGTGCTACCTTAACGCGAACGGCAATTACGTCTTCTAATGGAGATTCTTTAGAAAGTTTTAGTGCAGGAACTAAATCTGTTTTCTGTACATTACCTGCAAGTAAAGGTTTGATGAAGAGTACGGATGGAACCGTGGTCTTTGGAGATAATACGGGAGCTCTTTCTTTAGCTGGTTCTTTAACCATGAATGCTTTCAATATTGTGGTGGATAGCACTTATGGAATTGTTGATGATTCTAGTAATGAATTCTTAATGTTTACAAAGACTGCAAGCGCAGCCAACTATATAAACATTACGAATAAGGATACAGGAAATGCTCCTATCATTGCGGCGGTGGGAGATGCTAATTTAGATTTAAATCTTAATTCAGCAGGCACAGGATCGGTGGTCACAAGTAATAATTTAACCGTAGGTTCTAAATTTATAATGCCTACTGTTTCCGCAAACAAAATTTTAATCGCTGATGGTACCAGTTACGAAGAAGAGGACATGTCGGGAGATGCGACCATTGCAACTGGCGGAGCATTAACTTTAGCAACTGTTAATACGGATGTGGGCTCTTATGCCTTGGCAACGGTCACAGTAAATGCTAAAGGTTTAGTAACAGCAGTTGCGGCTGGAACCGCAGGAGCAACACAAGGATTCGCAATAGCTATGGCTGTTGCATTATAAGGAGGAAACATGGCCCAGGACTTTAGAAACGATTTACAACGAGTGGTAGGAGGCACACCTCAAGTACTTTTAGATGCAGGAAATTATGATGCAGTTATTGGTATTAGGTGTTGTAATATACTTACAACAAGTATCACTATCGATGTGTACATTGTTAAAGGCGGGAATAACTACTATTTAGCGAAGGACGCTAGCATTCCCCCAGGCGGATCAATTGAATTGATTCAGGGTGGGGCTAAAATTGTTATGGCAAGTGGAGATGATCTCTATGCTGTTTCAAGTGATGCGTCTTCTCTGGATATAGTTACGTCATACATCGACACAATTAGTTCATAAGGAGGAACATGAGCGTAGGAACTACAAACGGTATTTTATATGTCGGCAGTGAAGCTGCTAATGATTTTATATTAAATCAAGCGGCTACTATCGCTGCAACCCAAACAATTGAAAATGGAGTCTTAGCAGGACCTGTTTCAGTTCCAGAGACTATTACAATAACAGGAACCTTGGTAATCGTTTAATGAGCAAAATAGAAGTCAATACAGTCGAACCACAATGCGGAACTACTTTAACGTTAGGTGCATGTGGTGACACAGTCGCTTTAGGAAGTGGTACATCACAAACAGGTTTTGGTAGAACAGGAACAGTAGATTGGCAAACAGGTAGTGTTAAAACAGGTGATTTTACAGGAGCTACCGGTAAAGGTTATTTTGTAAATACTACTAGTGGTACAGTAACAGCAACTCTCCCAGCATCACCCACTGCTGGTGATATTGTTGGTTTAAAAGATTATGCTTTAACATTTGATACTAATTCAATGTTTATAGGTAGAAATTCAGAACCCATTAATGGTGCTACAGGAACAACTTTAGAAATATCTACAGAAGGTGCAACAATAATGTTAGTATATGTAGATGCCACTAAAGGCTGGATTCCAACTCAAGATGATGCAAGTGCACTTCTACCTGTAAGTCCCACTTATGTAGTGGCAACCGGTGGATCTCCTTGTTCAGGAGCGATCGTCGATACAAATTATAAAGTTCATACATTTACAGGACCAGGCACTTTGTGTGTATCTTGTGCTGGAAATGCATCTGGTTCTAACAGTGTAGCCTATATGGTAGTTGCTGGTGGAGGAGGCGGAGGTCAGGGTGCTGGCGGCGGTGGTGGCGCTGGTGGATTTAGAGAAGGCAAACCAACTAGTGCTCCTTATACAGCTTCGCCTATAGTGGCAACAGGTTCAGATACAGGTTTTTGTGGAATACCAGTTACAGCAACAGGTTTTCCAATAGTCGTAGGGGGAGGTGGAGCAGGTGCTCCTGCTGGTCCCGTAAGAGGTACTAATGGAGTGGATTCAAGTTTTTCAACAATAACATCAGCAGGTGGAGGGGGCGGAGGAAGTTCTGCTAGTCCAGTTTATCCTGGTGCTGCTGGAGGTTCAGGTGGAGGAGGCAGAGCAAATCAGAGCGCTTGTGGAGGAGCAGGTAATACTCCCTCAGTAACTCCTGCACAAGGATTTGCAGGTGGATCATCAGCTGCATCCCCTTATGCAGGGTGTGGCGCAGGCGGAGGTGGAGGAGCAACAGCTGTAGGAGGAGACGCTCCAAATCCTGTTCCTGGTCAGGGTGGTGGTGGCGGTGCTGGTGCAGCGACTTGTATATCAGGAACTCCAACAACTTATGCTGGTGGAGGTGGTGGCCCTGCTAATAATCCCGGAACAGGAGGACCTGGTGGCGCTGGAGGTGGAGGAGACGGTTCTGATTATCCTGGAGCAACTTCAACTGCAGGAACAGTTAACACAGGCGGTGGTGGCGGTGGAGGTTACCCAACTTCTGGGAATGCTGGTGGCTCAGGCATAGTAATAATAAGGTACAAATTTCAATAATGAGTGAAGTAAAAGTAAATAAAATTAGTCCAAGAACAGCGTGTGGAACTGTTACATTAGGAGATAGTGGAGATACATTCACCATTCCTTCAGGTGCAACAATTACCAATAATGGAACGCAAACAGGTTTCGGAAGAACTGGAACTGTTGATTGGCAGACAGGTAGTATTAAAACAGCAACTTTTACCGCAACCAGTGGTGAAGGTTATTTTGTTAATACCACAGCAGGAGTAATAACAGTTAACTTACCAGCAGGAGTTGCTGGAGATATTGTAGGTTTAAAGGATTATGCTAATACTTGGGATAGTTATGCAGTTACAGTAGCACCCAACGGTTCAGACAACATTGGTGGTGGGAGTGCAATAGATCCAACTTTAAGTAGTGAAGGTGGGGCGTTACTTTTGGTCTATGTCGATGCCACTCAAGGTTGGTTACCCACTCAACAATCGGTAACAGCAAGTCCCAGCGGTGCAGAAAATTTTCTGGTAGCGACAGGGGGATCTCCTTGTGCAGGAGAAACAAGCGGAGATTACAAATATCATACTTTTACAGGACCAGGTACATTTACAGTGAGTTCACTATCGACTTGTGCAGCTAACGATGTAGTTTCATATATCGTAGTAGCTGGAGGTTCAGGTGGTGGAAATGGTGGTACGGGTGGTGGCGGCGGTGGAGCAGGAGGATTTAGAGAAGGAAAAAATCCTGCTGATCCTTATACAGCCTCTCCTTTAGCAGCAGCATGTAGTGAAATTCCAGTTTCAGCAACAGGTTATCCCATTGCAGTTGGCGGAGGCGGTGCAGGCGTGGCTACTCCTAATGTTGGCGGTGCAGGTAGTCTTTCAACTGGTTTAGGTATAGCATCAGCAGCTGGTGGTGTAGGTGGTAAATGGACTACTGGTGGTCAAACGGCTGGAGGTTCAGGTGGTGGATCAGCTCAACCAGGTGGCACAGGGGGTGCAGGAAATACTCCTCCTGTAAGTCCCGCACAAGGATTTAAAGGTGGAGATGGAGGATATAACACCATGGCAGGTGGAGGTGGAGCAACTGCAGTAGGTGGAGATGGAAATCCTTCTGCTCCTGAGAGAATTGGTGGATGCGGTGGAGCAGGTGCAACAACTTCAATAACAGGTTCACCCTTAGCATACGCTGGAGGTGGTGGAGGCGGTTTTGCAGCTGCTGGTCCAGTCCCTGCTGGAGGAGCACCTGGAGGTTCTAGTGTTGGTGGTAATGGAGCTGGTGGATGTGCTGGTAGTGGAGCAACCGCAGGAACTACTAATAGAGGTGGCGGAGGTGGAGGTGCTGGTGGCCCTAATGCTATTGCAAGTGGTGCAGGCGGATCAGGCGTAGTAATAATAAGATATAAATTTCAATAGAATATGATAAGATAAAATTATGGCTTCAACAATTAAAGTAGACAACGTACAAAATACACCAGGCACTAATATAGTTAGTAAGTGTGGAACAGATGTTACACTGGGAGCTTCTGGTGATACAATAGCTTTAGCATGTGGTGCTTCTCAAACAGGTTTTGGTAGAACAGGAACAGTTGATTGGGTTACAACCCCAAAGGTTACAGGAGACTCTCCTATTACAGGAGTAACAGGTAAAGGATATTTTTTAAATACAACAGCAGGAACAATTACAATTAACTTACCAGCAGGAGCTGCTGGATCAATAGTTTCAATGGCAGATTATGCAGCTACTTGGCAAACATATAATGTAACCGTTGCTCCCAATGGTGCAGAAAAAATAGGTGGGCTTGCTCAGAATGCAACTTTATCCACCGAAGGACAATCCGTAACTTTTGTTTATGTGGATTCAACACAAGGTTGGATTAATACAATGGATTCAACTTCTAATGTTAGAGGGGCACCCCCTTTTATTTGCGCAACAGGTGGAACACCTTGTACAGGAGCTATATGTGGTAATTGCAAAGTTCATACTTTTACAAGTCCAGGAACTTTTACAGTAGTGCGGGCAGCAACTTGTTGTGGTCCAGTTAATAATTTAGTTTCTTATATGGTAGTAGCAGGTGGAGGTGCTGGTGGAAATGCTAAAGGTGCAACTAATGGTTATGCGGGTGGTGGTGGAGCTGGAGGATTTAGAGAATTAGTATCTCCTAGTGCACCTTATACAGCTTCCCCTTTAGATGGTTATCCCAACGCACCAAATAGAATTACAGTTACAGCAACAGGTTATCCAATTACAGTGGGTGCTGGTGGAGCAGACGCAGGAGATAACACGAGTGGAGCTATTGGAGCAAATTCAGTTTTTTCATGTATAACTGCTGCAGGAGGAGGTGGTGGGCAATCCAATACACCTTTCACTACCGCAGGTGGTTCAGGCGGTGGATCAAATAATGGTGGCACACCAGGCACTGGAAACTCCCCCCCAACAACTCCAGCTCAAGGAACTAATGGTGGTGCGGAATCACCTAATTCAGCAGGCGGTGGTGGTGGAGCCACAGTTGCAGGTACTAATGGTATTCCAGGAGGTCCAGCTGGTCCAGGTGGTGCAGGGGCAACTTCTTCTATAACAGGAAGCCCAGTTGCCAGAGCAGGTGGTGGTGGAGGCGGTGGAAACTGCGGAGAAACTGGAGGCGGAACTGGTGGAACTGGCGGTGGAGGTGCTGGAGGTAATTTCCCAGCTAGTTCAGGAACTGATGGAACTGTAAATACTGGTGGTGGTGGCGGTGCTACAAGTGCAGCTCATCCAGGTGGTCCTGTAACTGCGGGATCCGGTGGTTCAGGCGTAGTAATATTAAGATACAAATTTCAATAATTAATGTATTTACTCAAATTAAAAATTAATATATAAGGAAAACATTATGGCACACTTTGCAAAACTAGGATCAAATTCAAAAGTTATTCAAGTCTTAACACTGAATAACTCTGATATGCTCAACGCTGATGGTGTTGAAGATGAAACAGTAGGACAACAATATTTAGAACGACATAATAATTGGCCTGCTCAAATGTGGATTCAAACCTCTTATAATACACACGCTGCAAAACATACTTCAGGTGATGACTCTAAAGCATTAAGAGGAAACTATGCTGGGATAGGTTATACTTGGGATGAAGATAATAATATATTTTATCCTAAAAAACCTTATGCTAGTTGGGTTCTTGATGTTCCTACAGCTTCTTGGAACTCACCAATTGGTGATGCTCCAGATGATCTAACTGATGAAGAAAAAGCAGCTCGTACTCATTATGTGTGGAATGAAGGCACCGGTGTCTGGGATAAAACAGCTCCAGAAGCATAATTGACATTTTAAATCTCCTCCTTTATAAGGGATGGAAGATGAAGAAGAAAGTATTATCAGAAATAGGATTATATTATGGCAATGTGGCAATGCCAAAAGGTTTTGAAATAGACCGAGACAAACTTCAATCCGACATTTTAAGCTCACAAATTAATAAGAAAAAATTTCCATTCTCACGTACCTGGGACATGTTGAATACTTATATCCGTGAGCATATTAATGTGGAATATGGTGTTCAATTAGTAAATAAAGAAATGTGGGGAAATGTTTATAAGCCTAAAGAGCTATCACCTCCTTTACTCAATATAGATCCCGTAGATTTAAGAAATGCTCCTGATTACACCTTGTTATATGGGGTGAATGTTAAAGACTGTAGTGTTAGAATTCACTATGATGACAATCGAAGAGCAGGAAGAAGCTGGGATATACCTTTAAGGAACAACAAATTTATTATGTTCCCCTCTACACAAATGTATTATATCACTAATAATCAAAAGGATTCTCTTAACTTTATTTTAACGATTACCCATGAATTTATCTAATTATTTTTGGTATTTTAAATCTGCACTCACACCACGATTCTGTGATGAAGTTGTTAAATATGCCTTAGAGCAAAAAGAAACCATGGCGATTACCGGAGGTTATGGCAGAGGAAGAGATTTAAATAAGCAACCTTTAAACAAAGATGAAGTATTAGATTTAAAAAGAAAAAGAAATTCTGATCTCGTATGGCTTAATGATACCTGGATCTATAAAGAAATACATCCCTTTGTGCATGAAGCCAATAGAAAAGCGGGTTGGAATTTTGAATGGAATTGGTCAGAGTCTTGTCAATTTACCAAGTATAAATTGAATCAATACTACGATTGGCATTGTGATAGTTGGGCCAAAGTTTATGACCAACCTAAAACTCCTTCACATGGAAAGATTAGAAAGCTATCGATGACTTGTCAACTCACCGATGGTTCAGAATATAAAGGGGGCGAACTAGAATTTGATTTTAGACAATACGATCCACCCCAAAGAGATGAGGCTAAACATTTAAAAAAAGCAACGGAAATACTCCCCAAAGGTTCGGTGATTATTTTTCCTAGCTTTGTTTGGCATAGAGTTAAACCTGTAACTCGAGGAGTAAGATATTCACTTGTCTTATGGCATTTAGGATATCCATTTAAGTAAAATGAATTTTATACATAAAGTACCTAAAGTTTATTCTAAAACCTCTTGTAAAAAACTTATAAGCTGGTTTGAAGAACATATTAACGAAGCCACACCAGGAAAGGCAGGACCTTACAAACTTAATGATCTTGAAATAAGTTTAGAGGTCACCAAGTATGAAGATTATTTCGGGCTTGGAAAAACTTTGTTTGATTCTATCGACAATTTTAAAAATACTTATCCTTTAGTTAATAAATACATAGAAAAATGGATGATGAATAAATTTGTTTCAATGATGAAATATGAACCTAATAATTATTATGACATAATTCATTGTGAAAATGGTGGTGATAAAAAATACTTAAATAGAGTTTTTGCTTTTATGCTATTTTTAAATAATATTAAACAAGGGGGTGGCACAAAGTTTTTATTTCAAGACTATCTTGCTCAACCTAAAGCTGGTGATTTTTATATTTGGCCAGCGGGATGGACGCATTTCCATCAAGGAATTAATGCACCCACTGAAAAAAAATATATTATAACAGGATGGGTGGACTATATATAACTATGTATATAAACGACTATTTTAAAACCCCCATTTGGTCGGAAGAAAAACCAGAGTTTGTAAAGTCTTTAAATAAAGCCAGTGATAAATATATTAAAGCAGCAAAAAAAATGCCTGAGTCTAAAAAATATCTAAAAGATTTTGGAGATTTTGGTAGGTCATGGCATTCAACACCATTAACTAACGATAATGATTTTATAGATTTAAGAAATTATATCGGACAAAAGTCTTGGGAATTTTTAGATCATCATGGTTACGCCATGAACCAATATCAAACTATGTTTTCTGAAATGTGGGTTCAAGAATTTTCTAAAAAAGGTGGGGGTCATCATTCAGCACACATTCATTGGAATCAGCATGTATCAGGATTTTATTTTTTAAAATGTAGCGAGAAAACTTCTTATCCTCTTTTCCATGATCCCAGAACGGGTGCAAGAACGACTAAATTAAAAATGAAACCAGAATTAAAAGGTGTCTTTCATGGCACAGAATTAGTTCATTTTAGACCTAAGCCGGGAACGTTAATTATTTTTCCAGGATATTTAGAACATGAATACGCAGTCGATCATGGTAAAGCACCCTTTAGATTTATCCATTGGAATATAACCGCTATCCCTAAAGAGATGGCGAGAAGTGTTTAAAAAAAATAAATATGTAGTTATTAAACAAGCTATCTCTAAAGAGTTGGCTACCTTTGTTGCTAATTACTTTGTAATAAAAAAACAGGTTTATGATACCTGTCGACAAACAAGATTTATTTCTCCCTATGAAGTTTTATTAGGTGAATATGAAGGAGCGGATGGTCAGATTCCTCATACCTATTCTAATTATTCTGATATTGCGATGGAAACTTTAATGTTGAAGTGTCAGCCTGTTATGGAAAAGATTACAGGATTGAAATTGACTCCTGCTTATACTTTTGCCAGGATATACAAACATGGAGATGTTCTTAAAAGACATAAGGATCGATTTAGTTGTGAAATATCCACCACGATGAATCTTGGAGGAGATCCCTGGCCAATCTATCTTGAACCTTCTGGTAAAGAAGGACTCAAGGGCATAAGAGTTGATCTTAAACCAGGAGATATGCTGGTCTACAGTGGCTGTGAACTAGAGCATTGGCGAAATAAATTTAAAGGCAAAGAATGTATTCAAGTCTTTTTACATTATAATAATCGCAAAACTCCCGGAGCTAAAGATAATAGGTTTGATAAGCGTCCTCATTTAGGACTTCCTGCTTGGTTTAAAAAATAGCCTTTCCTCTTTAAATCCTCTATGCTATATAGCAAATAGGATAAAATTATGTTATTTGGCGATTCAACATGGGCCGGAGCCGCATGGGCTTCGCAGGCTCTCGAAGTTACTTACACAAGTGTTACAGTCAACGTTACTAACGTTCCGATTACGCTTGGGGTTAATGATGTAACCGTTGAGGTCAGTGTCTATCCTGCTGTTACTAATGTTCCTGTTACCATCACTGTAAACGATGTAACCATCGTTGTAGAAACCGACGTAGACGTTACAGGAGTAAGCTTGAATGTCCTTCCAAATGATGTTACAGTGACCGGTGATGCACTGGTTAATGCATCCCAAGTGCCAGTAACACTAACGGTAAATCATGGCGCCGCTTATGGGTGGACAGAAGTCGACTCTTCAAATACAACAGATTGGATTAAAGTACAGTAATGGCATCGTCATACACAGCAAATTTAGGAATTGAATCAATGACAACAGGAGAGCAATCTGGCTCCTGGGGTACAACCAGTAATTATAACTGGGATATTATAGACAGAATTAGAGGCTACAAATCTGTAGCGATTACAGGAACCACTCATACTTTATTAGTGCAGGCCAGTTCACCCGTTGATGGAGCTGATCATACGGAAGATGGAAATTATCCTGTTATCAAATTTACAGGATCGTCTGGGGATCCTACCGTTACCATTAGTCCCAATACGGCTAATACATCTTACATCTTTATTAATGGTACAACAAATACCATTACGTTTACGCAAGGATCCGGTGGCAATGTTTCTTTACAAGATGGTAAAGCAGCTCAATTTTATTTTGATGGTGCAGGATCGGGAGCTGCAGCGGTTAGAGGATTAGATAATTTAGAAATTGCTACACTGGAATGTACAGGCAATGCTGCTGTTGATGGAACCTTGACGGTTACAGGCGCAACAACTTTGAGTACAGTTTTAGGAATTGCAAGTGGGGGGACAGGTTTAACATCCTTTACCGCTGGTGATTTAATGTATGCAACAGGTTCTACAACCATTGCTAAATTAGGAATTGGATCGGCAGGTCAATTTCTTAAGACCAATACGGGAGCTACGGCACCCGAGTGGAGCACTGAAACAGATTTATGTCCTGTAGGATCTATTATAATGTATGGTGCTGCCGCGGCACCAACCAATTGGTTATTATGTGATGGAACAGCGGTCAACCGAACAACTTATGCAGATTTATTTTCAGCCATTGGTACCACTTATGGAAGTGGAAATGGTTCTTCAACTTTTAATGTTCCCAATTTACAAGGAGTATTTCCCGCTGGTTATGATGGAGGAAGTAGCTATGCATTAGCAGCTACAGGAGGAGCGACTACTGATACTCCAACCTTGAGTGGAACGAATGCAGGTACAACTTTAACCTCTTCACAAATTCCTGCTCATGCCCATGGAGGTGTGACAACTGGATGGCCTAGTGGATCCTGGACCGGAGGAACAGGAGCTACTCAAACGGCTATCGATGCTTCAGGTTTAAGTGTAACCAGTGGTTCAGTTAATTTATCTTTAGACAATACAGGGGGAGGCAGTTCACATACACATACATGGTCTGGAACTTCATCCGCTGTAGATATTCTCCCTCCTTATTTAGTAGTTAATTATATTATTAAAACTTAAGGAGTTTTATGCCTTTAATACAGGTACCTTTCAAACCCGGAATAGATAAACAGCTCACGGAGACGGGAGCTCAAGGACGTTGGATTGATTCTGACAATGTACGTTTTCGTTATGGTCTTCCAGAAAAAATTGGAGGCTGGACTAAAGTTGTAACTAATGCATTGATTGGAGCTCCACGAGCTCAACAACCTTTTTCTTCTTTAGATTCAGAAAACTTTGATTTTGTCGCGACCAATAAAAAACAATATATTTATCAAAAAACAGATAATACAGTTAATGATGTAAGCCCACAACGATATGGTGCTTATGGAACTACTGCAGTAGCCAAAAGTTTAACTTCAGCTTTTGATACTAATGCTACGGTTACCGTGACAGTCAATTGGACCGCTCATGGAGCTGGTGTAGGGGACTTTGTAACCTTTGCGTCAGTAACCGCTCCCACAGGAGTGGGTTATGTGGATGCTGATTTTGAAAAAGAATTTGAAATTCAAACCGTCACGACCAACACTTTTACCATTACTATGGCCTCAGCGGCCTCAGGAACTATTTCAGGAAACGGTTCAGCAACCGCAACTATTTCTATTGTCACTGGAGATGCAATCTCCGTGTTAGGATTTGGTTGGGGTGCAGGACTCTGGGGACAATCTACATGGGGAACTGCAAGACCTACAACGGTGGAAGTCGATGCTGTGAACTGGACTGCAGATTTGTATGGTGAAGATGTTATTGCCTGTCGTTATCAAGGTGGACTTTATATTTGGGATACCAGTGTTAATAAGGGAAGTATGCTTCCTATGGTTAATCTTCTAGATTATAATAGAAGTACTGGAGGTTTTAGTCGAGGGGTGAATGCGAGTAAGGTTCCTACGAAAAATGGAATTGCTTTAGTTTCAACTCCAGACAGACACTTATGTGTCTTTGGAACTGAAACTACAATTGGAACTTCATCCACTTATGATCCCATGTTGATTCGTTTTTCGGATCAAGAAACTATTACCGATTTTGTTATTACTGCTGATAACACAGCAGGGTCCCAAAGACTTTCTGACGGAACTGAAATCAGAGCCGCAGTTAGATCGAAGGGACAAATCGTTGTATTGACTGATACCTCAGCTCATTCAATGCAATTTATTGGACCACCCTACACGTTTGGCTTTCAACAACTTGGAAGACAATGTGGAGTGGTGGGCCAGCATGCAGCGGTCGACGTTGATGGTGTTGTCTATTGGATGAATTCTGCAGGTGGCTTCTTAGCTTTTGATGGAGCGGTTAAAACACTTCCTTGCACTGTAGAGGATTATATCTTTAATGATATTCGTTTAGTTCCTGAAATTTATACAGGAGTTAATGCAGACTTTAATGAAGTGAGTTGGTATTATCCAACAGCAGACTCCAATGAAATTAATCGAGTGGTGAATTATAATTATTTAGAAAATGTCTGGTCCGTGGGCACATTAGCCAGAACCACGTGGGCAGATAAAGGAGCCTTTGATAAACCTTATGCCACTAGCTACGTGGTGAATGATACTGCTGCTTCGAGCCCAACGGTTCAAGGTGTGACACCGGGACGAGGTTATCTTTACGCTCAAGAAACAGGGAACAGTGACAATGGTTCTACCATGACAGCGAGTTTAACTTCAGGAGATTTTACTTTAGATGGATCGGGTAATGATTTACTTTCAATGTCACGATTTATTCCAGACTTTAAAGCTTTGAGCGGAGACATTGCGGTGACGATTCAACTTAGAGATTATCCAGGCGATACTAAAGCAGGAAGTCCTTTAGGTCCGTTTACCGTGGACTCGACAACCACGTTTATTAGTACTAGAGCGAGAGGAAGACAGGTCGCTTTAAAATTAAATAGTAGTGGAACCAATGACAGTTGGAGATTTGGAACCTTTAGAGCTGGGATACAACCTAGCGGGAGAAGATAATGGCATCTAAAATAACAGTCAGATTTCCCAACGCTCCCCAACAGTATGAACAAAGTCAACTTAATGAATTGATTCGATCTTTAGAACAAACAATATTACAATTGAACAATAGTTTTTCAAACAAGATTCCTGAGAATGAATCGGAGAGAGTGGGATGGTTCATCAGTTAAATGGCAAATGTTTATAAAAATATTCAAAAATTATTAGACAGCACGAGCCCAACCCAGGAAATGTATGAGGCCCCGAGTGAAACAACTGCTGTTGTAAAGACTATTAATTTATATAGTAACCATGGAAGTAGTCTAGATGTCACTGTTACTGTATATGACGCCTCTTCAACGACCACTTTTGAGTATCAAAAAGTAAGTGTAGATGCTAGCAATAGTGTGGATTTACTAACCTTTAACAATGTGTTAGTTCTAGAAGCTGGCGATAAAATTCAGCTGCAAGCCAGTCAAGCTAATGCTATAACCATGACAGCTGCTATCTTAGAAATGACAAGGACATAAAAATGTTGAATAAAGAGAAAAAAAACGGTAAGAGTGAAATAGGATATATGATGTATAAGGGTCAGAAGATCCCAGTGTTAAAAGCTGATCCCAAAGAAACCATATCCAATATACGAACAGGCAAAAAATATACTGATATGACAGCATTTTTGGCTGATGTCGCTGATCCTAACACTGCTACTTGCGAAAATGATTTAAGAAAAGATTTAACGGTTACCATCCAACCAATACGAATAGTAGGAATGACAAATAAGTAATGGGATTTTTTAGCAAAATAACTCGAGCCATCACCAAACCAATCAAGAAGATTATTAAAAGTCCTCTAGGTAAAATGGCCCTTATGGGCGGCCTAGGATATTTAGGTGGAGCTCAAGCTGGGCTCTGGGGTAAAGGAGCTACTAATCCTCTTTTTGCTGGTGGAGGTAGAGGAAATATAATGGCAAAATTATTTGGAACTGCTGCAAAAACAGGAACAGGTCAAGTAGCAGGCTTACCCTTCTTAGCAGAGAAAGGTTTTACTGCGGCTACACCAGGAGTACTGGGTAAATTAGGTTTAACTAAAGGTGCAGGAGCCATGATGCCGACAGGTTTAGGATGGGCCGGGATCGCTGGACTAGGTGGCGCGGCCGCTGCAGCTCAACAACCCAAGGTCGATGAGCTTGAATCAGAAAGTATTTCAACCAAAGGTCATGATGATTATTTAAAAGCCAGAAAACTTTGGGACTGGGGTGGAGAAGAACCAATGTTTGGAGCAAGCCAAGGTGGAAGAGTTCATGCCCAACAAGGAATGGCCGTGGGCCAGGGTCAAGGGATTACTTCTATTCAAACGGATGCTCGAGCAGACCCGGGATCGTTATCCGA